GGCGACTGGACTGCCCGAGGTGCCACTGCGCGCTAATATGCGGCGGCATCGCGAGCGGCTCGATGCACTCGCGGCGTTGCGGCTGGAGATGGCCGTGTGGTCGGGTCGGCTGCACGCCGCGGGCATCTCGGACCGGGAGATACATAAGGCTTGGTGGCTTGCTTGGGGCGGAACGGTTTTTGACGCCCTTAGCTTGAACCGGGCGGACGCAATTGCGCTAACGGCGCGGGTGAAGGAGGCGAATGATGCGTGAGCGCCGGCCGCTATTGCTCGATTTGTTCTGTTGCGCGGGCGGTGCTGCGATGGGTTATTACCGCGCGGGCTTCGATGTCGTCGGCGTGGACATTGCGCCGCAACCGCGCTATCCGTTCACGTTCATTCAAGCGGATTGCATGACTCTCGATCCGGCGTTTATCGCTTCGTTCGATGCTGTCCATGCTTCTCCACCGTGCCAAGGCTATAGCGCTATGCGTCACGCTCCCGGAGCGAAAGGCGCACCGAGGTTAATCGCCGAAGTTCGTAAAATGCTAGTCGAAAACGGACGACCTTGGGTTATTGAAAATGTCGAAGAGGCGCGCTCCGAAATGCGCGAGCCCTTCTTGCTGTGCGGTTCGATGTTTGGGCTGACCGCCGAAGGTTGCGAATTGCGGCGGCATCGGTTGTTTGAAAGCAACGTCGAGATAATAGCCCCGCCCTGCTCGCACACCGACGGCCCGGTGGTTGGGGTTTACGGAGGCCACGCGCGCGTTCGTTCGGCCAAACATGGAGGACGCGGCACTCGCGACGTTTGGCCGAACGGGCACAAGGCCGTCGCTGCGGAGGCGATGGGAATGGATTGGGCGACATTAGCGGAGATGAGCGAAGCAATTCCACCGATCTACACTCAATTTATCGGTGAATATCTGCGGAAGCATACGGGATGACCAGTGAATCCGCTGCCCAAGCCGCCATCCGCGAAGCCGCTGCCTATATCGGCATCACCCTGTTTCGCAACAACTCAGGCGCGCTCCCCGACAAGACGGGCCGTATCGTTAGATTTGGGCTACATAACGAGACGGCCCAGGCCAATGCCGCCGCCAAGAGTAGCGACCTCATAGGCTGGCACGAGCCCTCCGGTCGGTTCGTGTCGATCGAAGTCAAGGCGCCTGGATGGCGCGGGCCGCGCACCGACCGCGAACTCGCGCAGCAACGGTGGATCGATGCAGTGCGGCGGGCCGGTGGGATTGCCGGGTTTGCTACGTGCGTGGGGGATTTGTACGCCGTAGTGGAGCAATGCGCGTGAGCAAGCGCAGCCCCGGCCACGCCCCGCGACCGCGCGACCTATGGGACACGCCACCTGAAGCGGTTGCGCCGCTGTTGCCGCACCTCGCGCCCGGTACGCAATATATCGAGCCGTGCGCGGGCAACGGTGCGCTTATCTCCGCGCTGACCGCTGCGGGGCATATCTGCACGCTCGCAACCGACCTCGAGCCGCAAACCGACGATGTTGAACAACTCGACGCGCTGGACGTGGTGTGGCCGGCCGACCAGCTTATCATCACCAACCCGCCGTGGACGCGATCGGTGTTGCATCGCATGATCGACGCTTGGCCTAACGCATGGCTGCTCTACGATGCAAATTGGGTGTGGACGAAGCAAGCGCGCGCCTATCTGCCACGGTGCGAGTCTATCGTTCCGATCGGCCGCGTTCGATGGATACCGGGTAGCAAACACGTCGGGATGGACGACGCCGCCTGGTTTAGGTTCGTGCCGCACGCTGGGGCGGGGGCGCGCATAGCCTTGACACAACCGTCACGCCCCGCTACACCCCCGAACCATGAACGCTAAAAACCGCATCCTCAATAGCGCAATCCTGCTCGCGAAGCAGTACGGCTGGCGCAATCTGAAGCGCGACGTTGTGGCGAAGGAAGCCGGCAGCGCGACCGGGTCAGTGAACCACTATTTCGGCACGATGGAAGACCTGCGCTCCGAGGTGATGCGTATCGCCGTGGAGCGCCGTATCGCGCCGATCGTGCTGGAGGGTTTGGCGGCTAAGCATCCTATCGCGCTGACCGCGGATCATGATCTTCGGGCTGAGGTGTTGCTGTCGCTGTGAGCGCCCGTGGGCCAACTGGATAGGCTACCCGACTTCTATTCGGGCGGTTGCAGGTTCGTGTCCTGCCGGGCGCGCCAAACTTATAGACCCCGCCGGCCTCTCGATGTGAACGGTCCGCGCAACCTAGTAGTGAAGCACACTGTGCGGGGTCGCTCCGTTATAGCCACGCCCTAAGCGGCGTCTCGTAGGCCAGTGTGAGCGGGTGCAGCGGGTCGCCCGACGCGGTCAGGCCAAACACCACGATAGGCTTGCCCGACGCCACCAGCATATCGCGCACCATGTCGAGCCGTGGGCGAAGGCGGGGCGGCAGCTTTCCGCGCGCACCCCAACACGGGATTAGTACGTCGGCCTCTGAGATTATCTGGCGCAGGTATGCGTCGTTCTCCGGTCCGATAGGGTCGGCGGCGCGGGCCAGCGCCCGAACGTCGGTTGCGCGATACGCGAAGGCGTTGCCCGTGATGTAACGCGAGCCGCCGTTACGCGCCGTAAAGCCGTTCCACTTCCGTACGGTGTGGTCGTCCTCGTCGGCCGTTGCGGTTGAGCCGTTTACGCCGAAGTAGGCAAAGCACACCTCGCCGGGCGCTACGCGGCGGTCCAGGCGGTAGCGATAGGTGCCGCATGGGGAAATTATGGCGCTGTTCACTCGACGACCTTATAGATGCCTTCGCGGTAGCGCCCGAAATAATTGGGATGCGTCCCCGCTTCAGGGATTCCCGCCAGTCTCTCGCGGCGCGGAACGACCATGCGCGCGCTGAGATTGAAGTTAGGGTATTCTCCGATAATCTCGGGGTGCAAATCGGCCGCAACAATCACGTCGTCCGTTGAAACGTAATAGCCCGCCCACGATTCGATGATGTGCTTCTGCGCTCGGAACGACCCCCGCGGGTTTTGCAGTTTCTTTTGCGCGTCGAGCCATTCATAGGCGCAGCGAACAGCCGGCGGGTTGACGGAGAGCCCCAAGCGTTTAGCGGCTGCGTTAATCTGTCGGGCGCTAATCATTTACCTGCCTCCTTCAGCGGCACCACGTTGTCGGGTGCGTCGGCGCCGAGCGCATTGGCCGCGGCGATCGTGTCGAGCGTGATCTCATTGTCCCATGAACCGCGATAGTATTTTGTGCGGCGATCGGTCCCGTGGCGGAACTGCTTGGCTATCCAGCCGTTACGCTTCATCGCTTCGCCCATCTTGCTCTGCGAACCGTGGCGCCGTTCGATAGGCACCCCGAGCAAAGCCCAGACCACTGAACTGTCGATACGCCCGGTCAAACCGCCCAGCTTCTCACTCAGCACGTCGGCGTAAGGGTCGTCGATCATGCGCAGCATCTGCTCCTCCGCTGCGGCTTCGTATAGCGCCGGGTCGAGACGAATGCTCTCGCCAGCGGCCTCGCGAACCGCCGCTTCGGCCCATAGCTGGTCACGCACCGATATGACCCAATCGATATCAATCTCGTGCGTCAGGAGGATGGGCCAGAAGCGGCGGTTGCCCGTCGGGTCGCGGAGGTATTTCTGGTTGTTGACCGTGCCGGCGAACACGCACTGGCGATAAACGTCTTCGACGTTCCGGCCGTATGCCGGGCGCGCGCGATCGTTGGCGCGTGACAGCATCGCCTTAACGCCTTCGACTTCGCTTTTATTCATGTTGCTCATCTCGGGCGCCTCGGCGATCCAGATGCCCCGTAGCGCCTCCATGACGTGCTTCGTGTCCATGCCCATCGCCAGGCAGTCCGAAAACCATTTGGGGTTCGGCGGCAGCGCCTTGAGCAACGATGACTTGAGCAGACCCTGCGGCCCCTCGAGCACCACCATTTCGTCGAACTTCTCGCCGGGGTTGCGGACGCGCCGAACCGCCGCGACGAGAAACATGCGGCTAATGGCCCGGTTAAACGGTGTGTCGGCCGCGCCGCCCGCTTCGATTAGCCACGTCTCACATCGGTCGACCCCATCCCATTGCCCTTGCGCGGTGTCGACGTAATCCTTCACCGGGTGGAACCGGTTTTTATAGGCCATGTAGCGGATGACCTCACCGAAAAATATCTTGTTGATCTTGAGCGACGTGATGGCCGAAATTTCGAACAGCAAAGCGCGCTCGGTGTTGTCGGTCAGCGGCTCGCCGTTGAGCAGTATCGCGTCCTTAAACTCGTCATATTGGAGGCTCTCGCAATGCGCGCGCACCATCATTTCGATATAGAGATGGTTCCCCTTGTCGACGACCATAGCAGTTGCGCCTAAGTCGTCGGTGGCGTGGCCGGGCCGCGGCGGTGGGGGGACGACGATAACAGGCGGCTTGGCGCGCGACCGCTGTTGCAGCACGCTCTTAACTTTGAAACATGCGCTGGTGATAGTGCGTTCGATATAATCGCGGCGGTCCCATTTGTCGCGAACCAGCGGGCTGAGACGCATAATGCGCTCCATCCGTTCGCAGTTTTTGCCGGTGTAATAGGCGAGGAAGAAAGCCAGCGCCGAGTCGACCGCGCTCGCGTCGTAAGCCTTCGACCCCTCTTTGCTCTTGTCTGGGAAAAACTTTACGAACTGGTCCTCATTAAACTCCCAAATATCCTTAAACGACGCCTTCGACCCCAGCGCGGCGTCGGCGCTGCGACGCTTGAGCGCCAGTTTGATCAAGGCCTCGTCATCATCAGGCCCCGCCCACTCCTCGACGGGAACGTCAGTCCAGTCGGATGACCCCTCGCCGCCCGACTTAGGCGCAAAGAAGCGCGTAGCCACGTTGGTGATTTGCTCGCTGCGGTCGCACAGAACGTCGCCCGAGGCATGGTTGAAGGTGAGCGCGCAGAATCGTCCGTCGCTATATAGCTCGAGCCCCTCGGCCTTGTTGCCGCTGGAGTGCGCCGGCCGCGCTCCCGTTCCGATGATGTGCAATCCGTCGCCGCTGCTGGATATTTCGATCGCCGCGCCGCTGAGCAGAGCGGTCAACTCGCGGGCGCGGTCGCTCCATACGCCGTCTTTGAAATGGTGGTCCAAGTCGAGGAACCAAAACGGATCGGTATCGGAGAAGCAAAAGCCCACGCCGTCCATCTTGAATTTGATGCACGCGGCGTAGGCTTCCTCGTAAGTCACCCACGCGGTGCGATCGGTCGAGCCGCAAGCATAGCCGGTCTTAGGGCTGATGGGGGTCTTGTCCCACTTGCCGCGTGCTGCGCTCCAGTCGCGCCGATAGATGATGAATTGGGGGTATTTATTCCAACCGGCGAATGCGGCGGGGAGGTTGCAATGCCCATTCATAGGCACTATAGAATTGGTCATCATGCGGCTCCGCTACAGTCGTCTTGATAGGGCGGGTCGAGTGGCTGCTGACCACTCCCCGCCCGCCTTACCTACCCCCCTCACCGACTTAAATCAAGACCGTTCAAAACGCCCTCACCTAGCCCGAGAGATGAGAAGCGCAGGACCGTCGGCGCACCCGCCAAAGCCTCGCAAGCGGGCCGCAACGTGACGCATTCGTCATAAGGGGCCGGGCCGTATAGAACGACGGACTCGCTCCACTCGTCGGGGTCGGTCATTATATACATGCGTGAGGGGTCGGGGTCGCCCTTTTTGATCACTCGACATCCGCCGGTATTTGTCTGCTGGACCGTTACGCCACCGTGTCGATAAGCGGCCATGCGGACGTTGTGGAGCGTTACGGACGGCAATAAAACCGAATCCCCGACCGCCATATGCTCGAATGGATACTTGCTCATAATTTATAGCCTTACCGCCCGTTAATTACCGATGCAAGGGGGTGGATGACAGAAAATTATAGAGTTGTGCATTTTCAATCAGTTAGCCCGATTGTGTCATCCAGTCAGCCGTCAGCAACCCACCTCGCAAACTATTTACAAATATACATATCCTACCCCTCTTAGGATGTATAGATAAGAATCTCTTTTATATAGAATATAGTTGACTGACTGGATGACAGTGTTGAATTGAAAGGGTTTTTTGATGTCAGCCAGTTTGTCAGTCAACTAGGGTGGATGACGGCCTTGACGCAACGGCCAAAAACCCCCATAACCGTGGCCATGACTGTGCTTAAAAATATCCGGCATGAAAAATTCGCGCAGCTTGTGGCGAGCGGAAAGCCGTCGAGCGTGAGTTACGGTATAGCCCAGCGTGGCGATGGATCGGCCGTAACGGAGAGCGATCGGGTCGGAGCGGCCAAGTGGCTACGCATCGCAAGCGTGGCCGATCGGATCAAAGAGCTTCGCGAGGCTGTATCGGAAAAAGCCGAGTGGACGATCGCCGACGCGATAACCGAGTTCCTCCAAATCGCCAGCGCCGACGTGAACGAATTGATCGGCACCCGTATCGGCGCGTGTCGCTTTTGCCATGGCGATAATCACCTCTACCAATGGAAGGAGCGCGAGTTCCTCGAGGCGTGCCAGCGTGCCGAGGCGGCCGATCCACCCGAACCGCTGCCCGACATCGCCGGGGGCTTCGGTTACCGCCGCACCGCAGCGCCCCACCCGTCGTGCCCCGAGTGCGAGGGGGAGGGTGTGATGCGCGTCGTGCCGCAAGACAGCCGCAACCTATCGCCGGCCGCAAAGATGATCTACGAAGGCGTGAAGAAAACGCGCGATGGGTTCGAAATCAAGATCGCCGACCGCCATAAGGCGCGTGAGAACGCGGCGCGCATCCTCGGCGCCTTTGTCGACCGTAAGGAAGTGAGCGGCCCCGGCGGCGCGCCCATCCAGCATGAGGTGCCCAGCCTGGAGCAATTGATTGATGAAGCCCGACGACTTGGAATCCCGACAGAGGTTTTTAGCGGCCTTGGTAGCCCATCGCCGAGCGGAGGCGCTGGCACCTAGCGGCCCGCTGCTCGACTTCGCGCGCTACTATTTCCCGCTTCGCGAGGGCATGGACTTCATCACCGGCCCGCACCACCACGTCATCGGCGCAACGCTCGACAAGGTGCTGGCGGGGTCCATTTCGCGCCTCATCATCACCATGCCGCCCGGCTATACCAAGACCGAGGCCGCGGTCGTTGCGTTCATTGCAAAAGGCTTCTCGGTCAACCCCCGCGCTCGCTTCATCCATGCGACTTTTAGCGACGATCTAGCGCGTGAGAACTCCGACAAGGTGAAGGGGCTGATCGCGCTGCCGGGATATCAGCGCGCTAAGCCCGTAACGATACGATCGGATAGCAGCGCCAAGGATCGGTGGAAGACGAGCGAGGGCGGCGGGTTGCTGGCTAAAGCGGCGGGCGGCCCGATCACCGGCTTCCGCGCGGGCTACATGGACAAGACGCGCTTTACCGGCGCGCTCATCGTGGACGACCCGCTCAAGCCCGACGATGCGTTCAGCCCAGCCAAGCGCCTTAATGTCAACCGCCGCGCCACTAACACGTTCCGTTCGCGCCTGGCGCATGACGGGGTGCCAATCGTGGTCATTATGCAGCGTCTTCACGATGACGACTTCGTGGGCCATCTGCTCAAGGGCGGCACGGGCGAGAAGTGGCACCATCTCGACCTGCCGGTACTGATCGACCGCAGCGCCGAATACCCCCGCGAATGGACGCACGGCATCCCGGTCGAGCATGACCTGCCAGACGGCCCACTTTGGGCGGAGAAGCACTCGCTAGACGAGATTGAGGTGCTGAAGGCGGATGCCTATACCTACGCCTCGCAATACGCCCAGCGGCCCGTCAGCGTCGAGGGTGCGCTGTTCGACATGGACGGCTTTCGCGAGTGGCATGAACTCCCGCCGATCGAATACACGTGCATCTATGCCGATACAGCCCAAAAGACCGGCGAGCGCAACGACTTCAGCGTTATCCAGCTATGGGGCAAAGCGGCGCAAGGCGTGTATCTCATCGACCAGGTGCGCGGTAAGTGGGAGGCGCCCGAACTGGAGAGCACCGCGATTGCTTTCTGGCTGAAGCATCGCGACGAATGGCGACCGCGCGGCATGAAGGTCGAGGACAAGGTGAGCGGCACCGGCCTCATCCAGACGCTTCGCCGCAAGAACATCCCCGTGTCGGGCATCGAGCGCCATCGCGATAAATTCATGCGCGGGATGGACACCGCGCCATGGATCGCAAGCGGCATGGTGTGGCTCCCCGCCGACGCGCCATGGGTCGCAACGCTGCGCCACGAACTGCAGGTGTTCGACGGACTTGGCGGCGCGCACGACGATCAGGTCGACCCGTTGATGGACGCCGTGGCCGAGATGATGGGCGGAACGTCATACACCCTAGCCGGCTGGTAAACGCTTGACGCCTCCGTCATCCGGCGCTATCGTGCGGGTTTGAAGGAGATGATGATATGACCACACCCGTAACGCAGGCCGACCGGGACTTGGCGAATTCGCTTCTCGCAGTCGCAGGGCCAGTTTCTGACGACATTCGAGAGGCCGCCGCGCTCGACGTTGCCCGCTATCGCGTCCGTTCCAGCAGCACGGCAAGCAGCGTGGACGTCGATCCCTCAAAAATGTCGGTCGAGATGGCCGAGCTTTTCGGGCTGGTTTGCAAACTGTCGCGGCTGCGCACCGAACACGACGACGCCCTTCGCTCCAATACCGGACATTTGGAAGCCATCGAGCAGGCCGCCAACAAGGTCGATCAAATCGTCGATGCGATCCCCGAGCTTAAGGCTGTGTTCGCGAAGGTCCACGAACGCGAGCGCCAAATGCGCGCAGCCCTCGCCAATACCCCAGCGGCAAGAAGCGTGGGGGCGGGCGAAGCACTTCGCCTGCTCGATAATGTCGGCGGGTTTCTGGATGACTTCGCGCAGGCCGATCTGGACGAAGGCGCCGCCGATGCTGTGACGGTCGGCATGGTTTACCAGCAACAGGCGCAGACTGTCGTGTTGCCCCGCATCCGCGCAGCCCTCCCTTCCCATAAAGGAGCTGGTGAATGATCGCCCGCATCCAGGTCATAGGCGACGAAGTGTGGGCCGACGGCTACCGCGTCGCAACGCAGGAGCCGCACCGATGATAGACCAAGCACGCGAATGGTTGGAGCGCTTGCACGCGAGCAACGCCCCCGAGGCCGATATGGCGCTCGATTTGTTGGGTCGTCTCAGCGAAGCCGAATGTTATGATGCTGGAACGGACGCGCTGCAACAGGCGCACGACGATTTAGAGGCGAAGCTGGCGAAATGCGAGCAAGCGATATTCGATACCGACGGCAAGTGGGTTCCGAATGGCCTTGAGGGCGACGACCCAGAGCACGCTATTGTTGCGCTGTCCGACGCGTGCCCCGATTGCGGCGGCCAAGGAATCGATACGAGTTGGGCTTCCCGTCCAACCGCACGATGCGATCGTTGCGATGGAACTGGGCGGGTGCCTCATCCCGACCAAGCATGGCTAGATGCACGTGATGCGGAATTTGACGACCGATGGAACGCGAGGATGAACCCGTGACTGATGATTGGCAACCGATCGATACCGCCCCTAAGGACGGTCGAAGCATTTTGGGAATTTGCGGCTCGGCGTATTCACCCGTTGCGCAGTCCACGTGGTGGCAAGGCGGCTGGACGCACTATAGCCGCCCAGACGATAAATGGCACGGTGGCGTTGGCAAGTGGTTTCCAACACATTGGATGCCGCTGCCGACCATTCGCAACCGCCGGGAGCGTGACGCACCACCTTGCTAACCCCGCCGCGCATCGCTACAGTGCCACCCCATGCGCGCAACCGATGACCTGATGAACGTGATATCCGGCCTCGGAACGGGCCGCGATAAAAACGTTTACAACACCTTCGCCGTTCGGCACGTCACATCCGCCGAGGTGAATGCGGCGTATCGCTCGTCGGGCCTCACCCGCAAGGTCCACGACATCTATCCGCTCGAGATGACGCGAGCGGGCCGCGATTGGCAGACCAAGGGCGACGAACTCGACGCGCTTTATGCGGAGGAAACGCGCCTGAAGGTGTGGCCGAAGCTGCGCCTCCTCGCACAGCGCGCGCGGCTGTATGGCGGCGGCGCATTGCTGCTCGGTATCAACCGCGGCGCCCCGTCCGATCCGATCGATGCGACCATGCTGCGCGCGGGCGACCTGCAATTTATCCATGTCCTGACGCCCGACCAGTTGCGCGTCGAGGCGATCGACCGCGATCCATCAAGCGAATTTTACGGCGAGCCCGAATATTATCGGCTGACCGACAGCCGCTCCACGCTGGTCGACCCGTCGCGCGTTATTCCGTTGATCGGCCAGGCGCACCCCGACCCGATGCAAGAGCAACGCTTTTGGGGCGACCCGCTGCTGACCAGCTTGTGGAGCGCGTTGAGCAATAGCGACCTAGTGCACCAAACCGCCGCCGCGTTGCTGCCCGAGGTGAAGGCCGACACGATCAGCATCCCCGGCTTGGGTCAGATGCTGCTCTCGTGCGACGGTGAGGCGCAAGTCACCAAGCGCATCGCCGCGGCGAGCCTGATGCAGTCGATGTTCAATGTGCGGCTGCTCGATGGCGGGGACGGCACAGACCGCAACCCCGGCGACAAGTGGGAGACGCGGCAGCTTAGCCTTGCAGGGTTCCCCGAGTTTATGGCGGCGTTCAAGGCGTGCGTGGCGGCCGAGACGGACATTCCGTACACGCGGCTCGCTGGCATGTCGCCGGGCGGTCTTAACGCCAGCGGTGAGAGCGAGCAGCTTGACTGGGGCAAGGCGGTCAACTCGCGGCAAGAGACCGAGTTGCGCCCCGTGCTCGATCGGCTCGATCCGTTCCTTGCGGCGAACGTTGGGCAGTCGGAAGTTCCGTACTTTTCGTTCGCGCCGATCGATATGCCGACTGAGGAACAGCGGTGGAAGGTTGAGAAGGCGCGCGCCGATACGTTCGCCGTGTATGTTGCGACCGGCGAGTTCGGGCCGGACCTCGTGGCCAGCACGCGGCTCGCTATGGCCGAGTCGGATATGTGGCCGGGGCTTGAGCCGGAAGCGCCTGAGGAAGAGTTTGAAGAGCCCGACCCGGACGAGGTGTTGGGTGCGCCGCCTGTAGCGGTGCCGGCGGTTAGCGAGTAGGCTCCGTCCCGAGCAGATAATGGGCCCGAACAAGCATCGAATAATTATCGTGCTTCAATTTCTCGTTCCATGCGTCCGATACGGCTTCGCGCTCAGCAAGGCGATGCAGTCGCTCAATCTCGGCGCGCGCGAAGCAATCTAGCAATATTTCGGCGGTGAGAACTGCGACCATTGTAAGGGGCGTTACGGGGTCGCGGTTGCCCGGCTCGACCCCGTACTGCGCAAACCATTCGTTACGCGTCAGCATAAAGCGCAACGTGACGGTCAGAAAATTCATTGCCGAGAGCGGCGATGGTATCGGCGGCCCACTGGCGAACGGCTTTTGCCGCTCCCTGCACCTGCCAGCGAGGGCGGCGGTCATAGGCGAGCGATTGCGTGCCGAACAGGGTGATTTCGCTGTTGATGTAGTGGACCGCAAACTCATAGCCGTAAATCTGCACGAGGGCGGTGAACGAACCTTCAGCGATCATTGCGTCCGAAGCGGTCTGCTTTACCTGAACATTTGCCATTTGATTTACTCCGTTAGTGTCTCGATCTATGCCCCCACTTTAGCAACATTGACGCCCCCGTCAATAGCTAATTTGCCCCCCATGTGCCACACTCCGCGCCATGCCCATCAACCTCGAAGCCCTAGCCCGCGCGCAAGGCGTCCGACGCAGCCGCCCGCTACCCAACATCGTGCCGCCGGTGGGGGTGCCTGCGGCTTGACTGATTGGTCAGCGCGGGCTAGTCTGGCCGCCCGATCAACCTAAGGAGGCCGTTATGGTTTATATCCCGGATTTTGACGACTAATGACAGACCCCTTGCTCTTGCTCATCGCTCTTATTGGGGCGCACTATTTCTTCGATTATGCGGGGCAGGGGGACTTCATGTCCAAGGCGAAAAACGCCGCCGCGCCCATCCCCGGGGTACCGTGGCGTCAAGTTTTAGCCGGCCATGCGGCTATTCATGGCGCGGCGGTTGCGCTCATCACAGGAATTTGGTGGCTTTTCGTTCTAGAAGCTGCGTTGCATTTCGTAACAGACGATTCGAAGTGTCGCGGTCGCATTTCATACGATACCGACCAATATATTCACCTCGGCTGTAAGCTGGCTTGGTGGGTGGTGGCGCTTGCCCTTTAGTCTGGAGCAACTAGCCCGCGCGCAAGGCGTCCGACGCAGCCGCCCGCTACCCAACATCGTGCCGACCAAGGCGCAGCGCGACCAGTTGCGCGGCATATACCTCCAGGTCGTCGCGGCATGGGTCAACGGCGCGAACGCTCGGCTGTTGCCCGAGTACCGCGCGACCGTGCAAGACAGCATCCCCGAGTATGAGTCGAAGGAAGCGGCCCTGGCGCATGAAGTCGAGGTGCTTGTCGCCAACCTCACCGTTACGGGCGGCGCGCTCGATGTGTGGGCCGCTGGCGTCGAGCGTTGGCATCGCAACCGCGTCATAAGCGGCGCGCTCAGTGCGGCGCGGGTCGACCTGTCCACGATGCTCAGCCCGTTCGATGTGCGCCAGACCGTGCAAGAGGCGCTCGCTTGGAACACGTCGCTCATCCGTAACGTCTCGGAGGATATGCGGCAGCGAATCGCTAATGTGTTTTTCGCAGGGTTCAGGGCCGGCACACCGCCGCGGACGATCGGTCGCGAGATTGCAGATGTTGCCGGGATCGGTCGGCGCCGCGCTAATAACATCGCTGCGGACCAGACGACTAAGCTTAGCGCGGCGTTGGACCGGGCGCGGCAAGCTGAGATGGGGTTGTCGGCTTGGCGTTGGAATTCGAGCCATGTTGTAAATTATCGGCCCGAACATCTCGCGCGGGACGGAAAATTGTACGGCAATAGCGCCAAGGAAGCGAAAGAGCGGGGGCTTAACGCGCCGCCCGCCGACTTTCCGGGGGAATTGATTCGCTGCTCATGTACGCGGCAGGCTTGGTTATTGCTTGAGGGCGAAGCCCCGGAGGATCGCCCGCTTTAGCGTGCGGTTGCGGCCCACGCCGCGCGGCACCGTTCGCGCTCTTCGGTTACTTCGTTCAACCGCTCGGCCGTAATGCGCATCCGTTCGGCAACGATAGGGAACGATTCGAGCAGCCAACCCCAATCTTCCCAGTCAATATCGGCTAGAGCGGCCCAATCATCTGAATAGCGCGTATCGTGCAGCTTGTTTAGTTCGACTTCGGCGGCCCGGCATTCGGGGTGAAAGGTTTGGCTCCAAAAATCACCGCCCCACTGTTTGCCGGAAATATCAAGCGCAACGCTTCCTGCGGCGATCATCGACGTGCAGCCCGCGCAACGGCGGGGCTTGCGGACGGATTTAATCGGTCGTTCTCGATAAAAACTCATGGTCTCGATCCTTACCGCGCGACCCTAGCCAACCCTGACACCGCCGTCAATAGCCAACCCCGCTAGACGGCGCTACAGTGCGACCCCATGAAGCTTTGCGTGTCCGATAAATTAACCACCGGCGAGTTCCGCCGCACGGCCGACGGGTATCTGTTGACCGAGGCGCGCATCGCCCGCACCGGCATGTACCAATACGCCGGGCATGAGATGGGCCGCGCCGATAAAGCGGTGCTCAACATCTATCGGCCCGAAGAAACCGTATTCTCAGACGCATCGATGGCAACGTGGGCGCACAAGCCCATCACCGTCGACCATCCCGCCGATGACGTCGGTCCCGATAATTATCGCGAACTGGCGCGCGGCTTTGCGGGCGGCGAGATTAAGCGCGATGGCGAGTTTGTCGTCGTGCCGCTTATGCTCACCGACCGCGAAGCTATCGACGCGGTGCAGGCGGGCAAGCGCGGCCTGAGCGCCGGTTACGCCGTTGAAGTCGACATGACCGCGGGCGTAACGGATAGCGGCGAAGCATATGATGGCGTCATGGTCGGCGCGATCCAAGGCAATCACATCGCCATCGTGGGCAACCCCCGCGCTGGAACATTTATCGGGGATTCGTTCCCACCCACCGAGAAGGAGGCTCCTGTCGTGAGCACGAAAACGATTACTTTCGACGGGCTCCCGTTGCTCGTCACCGATGCGGCCGAAGCGGCTATCGGTAAGCTCCAGACCGCTATCGGCGATCGGGATGCGACCATCACCGCCCTAACCGCCGATGTCGCTGCACGCGATGCGGACCTGGCGGCCAAGGACACCGAGATTGACACGCTCAAGGCGAGCGCGCCCGACCAGACCGCGATCGACAAGCTGGCCGACGAAAAGGCCGAAGTCGTTTCGCGCGCGCGCGCCATCGTTGGGGACAAGCTGGGCGACACGGCCGGCAAGAGCGCCGCAGACATTCGCCGCGCCGCTGTTGTGGCCAAGCTGGGCGATGCGGTCGCTGCGGGCAAGTCGGATGACTATATCGCCGCGCGGTTCGACGGTCTCGTTGACGACGGCAAGGGCGCCATCGTTGACGCCGTTATCGATGCGGCGGGTCGCACGGTCGCCAATGACGGAGCGGCACAAGCCTCTTACGTGACTCGCATGACGAAAAGGAGCGCATAACGATGGCTATTCTTCCCACCCCCCTGATGAAGCCCGCGAAGGGCAAGCCGGGCCAGTTCCAGAATATGGAAGAGTGGAACGCTTTTACCGCGTTCGTCTCCGGCACGGCGACCAAGCCGATCGGATTTGGTCACCCCGTTTCGCGTAACGGCGTGGCCGGCGACGGCACCGCGATCGTTAAAGCGCTCGCCACGACCGAGGTTTTCGCCGGTTTCACCCGCGAGAATATCGCGACCGCCGGAACGTCCCAGACGGTTTACGCCGATGGCGAAAAGATCGGCGTTGCGGACGAGGGCGTTATTTTCGGCGCACCGGCTGGAGCGGTACTTTCCGCGCAGGGGTTGGTATGGTGGAACCCCGCCGATAATACGTTTCGAGCGGCAACGGG